TGCATATACCCTTGACGAAACCTTATAAATAACTGTATAAATAATATAAACTTTTAGGAGAAACTACAAAATGTCATATCAAGCAATTGGGCGTGGTTCTGCCGCAAATGACGGAACTGGCGACGACCTTCGTACAGGCGCAGGCAAACTAAACGCCAACTTTACAGAACTATATACCAAATTGGGTGATGGTTCTTCTTTAACTTCTGATTCCTTTGTAACACTTACAGGAACACAGACGTTAACAAACAAAACTTTAACTACACCAAAAATCAACGCAATCGAATTTGAAGGTGCAACTGCTGATGCACACGAAACTACTCTTGCAGTTGTAGATCCAACAGCAGACAGAACAATCACTCTGCCAGATGCAACTGGTAAAGTATTGTTGGATACTCAAATCGAACTTGCAAACGGTGCTAAGATTTCTGATGACAGTGAAAACGAATTACTTGTTTTCGGTAAAACTGCAAGTGCTGTAAATAACTTTACACTTTCAAACGCAGCTACTGGTGGTAACGCTTCGGTTGCAACATCTACTGCACCAGTTTTTAGTGTTTCTGGTATTAATACTAATATTGACATGGCACTCACTCCAAAGGGAGCAGGCCATATAACTATTCGTTCAACTACTGGTGCAAACAATCAAGGTGCAATTAGATTGAACTGTGAGAATAATACTCACGGACAAACTATAATGGGACAACCTCACTCTGCAACCGATAGTGGTTTCTTCATGTTACCTCTAGATGGTGGTTCTGCAAGAGCAACTCCAAACGTATTGTTGAGTGGTGCAAAGACTGTTGTTGCTACTCAAACTGCAACTGGTGGTGGTTCTGCCGTTGCATTGTCACTTAATACAGCACATAGTGCGATTGTAACATCTGGTGCTCAAGCGTTTACACTTGCAAATGGTGTTAATGGGCAGATTAAAACTATCTCAATGGTAACGGATGGCGGTGACGCAACCCTTACTCCAGCAACTTTAGCTGGTGGTTCAACAATTACCTTTAATGACGTAGGTGATAGTGTAGTATTGATTTACAATACAACTGGCGGATGGGCAATACTTTCGCAAAATGGCGTGACAGTCGCTTAATAATTAAGTAAGGAGTAGACAATGACTATTGATACATTAGGAGCAAACGCTCTTGCAAGTAACTCTGTAACAACTGCAAAGATAGCGAATAATGCCGTAACTGGTGCAAAAATTCCTGCTGATGCAGTTGTTGCTGCTGACATTGCTGATGGTTCAATCACTCAAGCAAAAATTGCTTCTACTGTAAGATTAGGTCTTAAATCTGTTCAAGTCTTTACCTCAAGTGGAACATATACAAAACCAACTGGTATTAATACTGTCAAAGTATTTGTAACTGGTGGTGGTGGTGCTGGTGGTGCTCATGGTACTTTAGCTAATGACATGGGTTCTGGAGGTGGTGCTGGTGGTACTGCGATTGAAACTATAGATGTATCTTCTGTATCATCAGTAGCGGTCACTGTAGGTGCAGGCGGTGCTAGTGTTTCAGCAGGTGCTAATAATGGTTCTGGTGGTGGTACATCTTCATTTGGTTCTTACTGTTCTGCCACAGGCGGAAATGGAGGCTCTCATGGTAATGTTGGGGCTGGTATTGGTGGTGCTGGTGGCGTTGGAAGTGGTGGTGCCATAAACATATCTGGTGGTACTGGTGGTAATGGTTGGGATAATTTTAATGTAACTGACACTTATGCAAGAAGTTTTGGTTTTGGAGGCGCTTCTTTTTATGGAGGGGGTGGTCGTGGTTCATCTCATACTTCAGTCGCTGCTTCGGGAGGTGAAGCCTTCGGTTCTGGTGGTGGTGGGGTACACTCAAGACACGGTGGTTCTTCTGGTGCTGGAAAAGCAGGAGTAGTTTATGTTGAGGAGTATGCATAATGAAAGCACTTATTTTAGATGGTATAGTCGTAGACGTTCAAAAAGAAGAATTTGAAGTACACTCTTCTATGTCATGGGTAGACTGTGATGATACAGTTATCGTTGGTTGGACTTATGATGGTAAAGATTTTAAGACAAACGAGATTAAATTTACAGAGGAAGAAGAGTTACAAAAATTACGTTCAGTAAGAAATAATTTACTTACTTCGTCAGATTGGACTCAGATACCAGATGCTTCTATCACAAACGCAAAAAAAGAAAAGTGGAAAACTTACCGTCAAGAACTTCGTGATATTACTAAAACTGCGAGTAGTGTAGATGATGTAAAGTGGCCCACAAAACCTTCTTAACAATATGCATAAATAACTTTATAGGAAAAAACAATGGCAGCAATTATTACTGAACATTTCAGGCAACACAATGCAGAACAATTCTTTGAGTCGTTCTCTGAGGCAGCGCCAACAAGATATTACCTTTTTATTGGTAAGAGTACTCCATTTACACTATCTACTTCTGGTGGTTCGGATAACTCACCACCAGTTCCAAATGATGATGTAACTACGGAACATTATAAATGGGATTCTATGCTTGCTGCCAAATTAATCTCATCTTCGGATGTTTCATACGTTATTCCAAGACGGAACTGGACTAACAACACACGATATGACATGTATGAACATGACATTAGTTCAACCAATCCAACAACAAGTAATGTAACAAACCTGTATGGTAGTACATTTTACTTTATGACTTCTGACTATAGAGTCTATAAAGTACTTGACAATAATGGTGGTGCTGTGTATAGTGGTAGTGAACCTACCTCTGAAACTTCAACTCCTTTTGAGTTGGGTGGATACAGACTACAATACATGTATAAGATTACAACTTCAGAAGTTACTAAGTTTTTAACATCAGATTTTATTCCAGTAAGTACTGATGCAACTGTATCAGGTGATGCCGTAGATGGTTCTTTGGATGTTGTAAGAACAACCGCTGGTTCTGGATATACAGATGGAACTTATTATTCCCCAATAGATGGAGATGGTGCAAATGGTATCGTCAAGATTGTAGTATCTGGAAACTCTATTGTAAAACAAGGTTCGGCTGGAACTAACATATATGCGGGCGGAACAGGATATAGATTTGCTACTGTAGATTTAGGAAATGTTTTCAGTAACACAGGATTAACCACAGCTGCAAATATCGGTTCTGGTTCTGGTGGTAAAGTAGAACCAATTATTTCACCAAAGGGTGGACATGGTAAAGATGCAGTACATGAACTTGGTGCTCACTTTGTGATGACTAATATCAAACTAGAACAGAATGAAGGTTCAGATTTTACAATCGCAAATGACTTTAGAGAAGTTGGTATCATCAAAGACCCATTTAACTTTGGTACAACAACAGTTTCTACTGCTTCTACAGCGAGACAAACATTTAGTGTTACACTTACAGGTGCGCCAACTAAACCATATGAGATTGATGAAAAGATTACTCAGTCAACAACTGGTGCAATAGGTAAGGTTGTTGAGTTTGATGCTTCAAACAATATTATCTATTATCAACAGGAAAGATATGCAAACTATGGTATCGCTGCAAACGGAAATGTTATTGCATTTAGTGGTTCTAATGTTATTACAGGTGGCACTAGTGGTGCTGTTGGTACTGCAAGTTCATATGCAAATCCAGAACTACAACCAGACAGTGGGAAGGTTATCTATATAGAGAATAGACGCCCAATCTCTCGTGCGTCTGACCAAACAGAAGATATTAAAATCGTAGTGGAATTCTAAACAATGGAAAATACAAATCTTAATGTAGCCCCGTATTATGATGATTTTGCAGAAGACAAAAACTTTCATAGGGTACTCTTTCGGCCTGGGTTCTCAATCCAAGCGAGAGAGTTAACTGCACTTCAAACAATTTTACAAAACCAAGTTGAGAGACATGGTAGACATATGTTCAAAGAAGGAACAGTTGTCATCCCTGGCGCAACTGGTTTTACTAATGAATACTATGCAGTTAAACTACAGGGACTTTTGGAGACAACAGAAATCTCCACATACATTCAAGATTTTGTTGGAAAGAAAATTACTGGTTCAGCTAGTGGTGTTGTCGCAGAGGTTGTTCAAGCAGTCGCAGCAACTACAACTGATCCAATTACGCTATATGTAAAATACGTTGCAACAGGTTCAGACAACACTACAGTCGTATTCCAAAACGGAGAAAAGATTTCTGCTGATGGAATCGTTGGTGCATTTGGCGCTGGTATTGATTCTGCACAACTTCAAGCAACAGACGCAACTGCAACTGGTTCTTCTGCGAACATCCAAGAAGGTGTTTACTTTGTTCGTGGACATTTTGTTAAGGTATCAGAACAAAGAATTATCCTAGACAAGTATACAAACACACCATCTTATCGTGTTGGTTTGACGGTTACTGAAACTTTGGAAACTCCAGAAGAAGATACTTCTCTTTTGGATAATGCACAAGGTTCTTCAAACGTAAACGCTAAAGGCGCACACCGTCTAAAGATTTCTTTGACACTTGCAAAACTTACTTTAGATTCTGTAGAAGATGAGAACTTCATCGAACTTCTTAGAACTGATACAGGTGTTGTACAAGAGAAAGTTAGAAATACAGAATACTCAGTTCTCGGCGATACTCTCGCAAGAAGAACTTATGATCTATATGGTGACTTCACCATAAACAAATTCGATGTTGAAAAGTTAGAAACCTTGGATGATGGATTAAATGATGGTGTATATTCTACAGGCGAAACTACAGACAGTGGCAATACTGCATCTGATGATTTTTTGACAACACAAATATCGCCAGGCAAAGCATATGTTCGTGGTTATGAAATTGAAACAATTGTTCCAACATATGTTGACGTAGAAAAACCAAGAACCTTTAATTCTTTCAATGGTGCCGTTACTCCTGTTGAGGTTGGTAACTTTGCTTTGATTGAAAATGTTCATGGACAACCAGAAGTCACTCCAGAAATCTCAGGTTCAATCGGGAAACCATATCGTGACATTCAATTATTTGATACACAAAATTCAAGTGGTGGTTCATCAAATGGAACGAAGATTGGTGTAGCACGTGTTCGTGCTATGGAACACCATGCAAATCAAACTGGAACTAGTGTTGGTGTAATGAACGCATCTGCTCAGTTCAAACTTTATATGTTTGATTTGAGAATGTTCACAAAGATTACAATGAGTGGAACTCCTGCCGGCGGTGCAGCTGGTGGTATGATTACAGGTGCAAAGGTAACTGGTGCAAACTCTGGTGCATATGGATTTGTACATAGTGATAGTACTGGTACATCACTTGTTCTCACAACAGTTGTTGGTGTTTTCCAAACTGGCGAGAAGTTGATTTCAACATCTTCTAGTGTTGCTGATGAATTTATGGAAACATCTGGTAATGCCGATGTTACTGTATCTGCTATTTCAAGTTTTAACTTTGATGCAGTAAAACAAGTTTACATGGACAGTACTGCTGGTTCTGCTCAAGACTTTACTGCTGATTTGGTTCTTAACGATTCATTTACAGTCAATGGTACTATTACTATTGCTAATGGAGACAAAGATGCTGTTGGTGGTTTCCAATCAGACTTTGCAAATGATGTAAGAGTTGGTGATATTGTTTCTCTTCCTACTGGTACTAACGGTGCTTTACAAACTAGAAGAGTTGATTCTATATCTGGACAGACTTTAGATTTAAGTTCTGATGTTACTACAGCTGTAACATCTGTTCAGATGAAAAGACTTAGGGCTAAACTTGTAGATCAAAATAAGAACGTACTTCTTAGAAAACTACAGAAGAATACAATCAAAACACTAAAGACAACTGCTAACAATTTTGTTACAGATTCATCAGTTACAATTCGTAAGTCTTTTGTGGGTACAACTTCAAGTTCTGGTGTTGTTACATTTACAACAACAGGCGCAAACGAAACATTTAATTCTGTTGACAATGAAGATTATATTCTAGTTGTAACGGGCGCTGGTGGTGGTTCTGCTGCTGTTGGTGATATCATTAACCTCAACTCTAGTAATGTTACAGTTAGCAACGCTAGTACATCTTTAACAATTACTTCGACTTCTCTTTTAGGTAACGCTGCAACTGTAAGACTTATTGCTACATTAACTAAGACTGCTGCTGTAGAAAAAACTAAGGTTAGAAACAGAATGTCTATGACTATCGTAGACAATGATGGTGTTGGAGGCGGCGCAGCATTTGGTACTTCTGCACACGATCACGAAATTTCTCTTGGTTATGCAGACATACATAAACTTCAGGCGGTATTCGAATCACCAAGTAGTTCAACCAACCCAAGACTTCCTCAATGGACTCTTACTGGTTCAACTGGTGTGTTCCTTCAAGGTGAGATTGTTACTGGACAAACTTCAGGCGCTAAAGCATTCGTGATTAATCCACAATCTCCAATGACTTTCGTTCCTATCAGAGATGCAGTCTTTGATGCTAACGAACAAATTTTAGGACTAGAGAGTGGTGAAACTGCTACTCTAGAAACATTCTCTGCTGGTGACAAGTTAGTAACTAATAACTTTACTTTAGACAGTGGACAGAGAGATAACTTTTATGATATAGGTAGACTTGTAAGGAAAGGAAATATTCCAGCTCCTGTAGGTAAGTTGCTGGTTGTGTTTGATTACTTCACTCACAGTACAGGCGATTTCTTTACTGTAGATTCATACTCTACTATTCCATATAAAGAAATTCCAACATACTCTGCTACTCGTGTTGACCCAGAGGTTGCAGAACCAAGTGGTGAATACGACTTGCGTGACACAGTTGACTTTAGGCCTCGTGTTGCTGATGCAACAATATCTGCTACAAATGTAACTCTTACAGACCCCGCTCAAATATATTCTGCTGGTAAAGTTACAAGTCTGTCATTTACTTTTGAGTCAAGGGATTTTGAAGGTAGTGGTGGGTCTGTAACAAACATTCCAAAGGATGGTTCAAATTTCGGATATGATTTTGAATTTTATCTTCCAAGAATAGATGCATTATATCTCACTTCTAATGGACAATTTATTGTATCGAAAGGTACTCCTTCTGAGAATCCATCTGACCCTCCAGTTATCCAAGAAGCTATGTTGATTGCAGAACTCGCTCTAAATGCTTATATTATAAGCTTAGACGATGCACAATTGTTAATAAAAGATAGTCCAAAATATTCAATGTCTGACATTGCTAAGTTGGAAAGTCGTATTGACAATATGGAATATTATACTGTACTTAACCTTTTGGAAAAGGATGCAGAGTCATTACAGATACAAGATGCAAACGGACTTGATAGATTTAAGTCTGGTTTCCTTGTAGATAACTTTGCTGGACACGCAACTGGTGATGTTAAACATCCAGACTATCGTGTTGCAGTAGACATGTCTGCTGGTGAGTTGCGTCCAAAATACTTTATGAAGAACGTATTGATGAACGAAGATAATACTAATGAGACTGATCGTGCTTCTAGTAATTATCAGAAAACTGGTTCTATTCTTACTCTTCCATACGAACATAAAGTTACTGCTGAACAACCATACGCTACTCGTGTAGAAAACCTTAACCCTGTATTAAACTTCTCATGGGCTGGTGATATGAGACTTACACCAGAAGGTGATGAGTGGTTTGAAACAAGAAGACTTCCAGACATTATTGTCAACAGAGAAGGCAACTTTGATTCAGTTCTTGCTGCAAATAGAAACGCAATTGGTACAGTTTGGAATGCATGGCAGACTCAATGGAGTGGTGTTACTGCAACAAGTAGTACAAGATTCAGAGAAAGATCTTGGGCTCGTGCTCAACCTAGAGTTCCATTCCGTCCTATCATTGAAAGAACTACATCAACTACTACAACAAATAGTACAAGAAGTGGTATTACTACTTCAGTTGTTCCTAGAATTAGTCAAGAGTCTAGAGGTGACAGAGTTGTATCTCGTGCAATCGTTCCATTCATTCGTGCAAGAAACGTACACTTTGAAGTAACAGGAATGAAACCTTTAACTCAGGTTTATCCATTCTTTGACAAAAGAAGTGTTGCTAAGTATGTGTTCCCTACTGGTGGTGGTGTTAAGGGTGTCGTATCAGACCTCGTAACTTCATTAGTTGGTTCTTGGAGTAGTATTTCTAAGATTGAATTTGACTATCATAAAATTGGATCAGATCCATTGATTGCTACTACTATGTATCGTAATGATGGAACAACAGGATTTGATGATATTAATACACAACAATTGCCAGGTTCTACAAGATCAGTTGTTACTAATTCTGGATTGACATTAGTTCCAGATTCATCTGGTGAAGTTTCAATTAGAGGTTTCTTTACGGATACAAACAATGCTCTTGGAACAGATGATAGATTATATGATGTTCGTGTTTACGACCAAGATGGAACTCTAATTCCTAGAAGTCTTTATCAAATTGAAAGTTCAAAAAGATTTACTAATATTGGTAGGGCAATTGACTCTAGTACAAACAGTTTTGCATTCTTTAATACATCAAGATATTCTAATGCAGATAAACAGTGTGAGATTACAATTAAAGTAATTGATGGTGCGAAAACATTGTTGCCTTCTAGTGGTAGACTGAAGAGATATGATTATCTTCGTGCAGACGAAACCTCTTTGGTTACAGACGCAGCTGGTTCTGTTGAAGGTTACTTTGCAATTCCAGATGCTAGAATGGCAAACAATCCAAGGTTCAGAACTGGTGAGAGAGTGTTTAGACTTACATCTTCACCTACTAATACTAAGAGTCCAGAACCAGAAACTTTTGCACAGGCAACTTATACTGCTACTGGTGAAATCAGAAGTGTAAGAGAAACTATTGTTAGAACTCGTAATGCAAGAGTTGTCACAAGAAATGTAAACCAAACAAGAACAACAAGTAATACTGAAACAAGAGATGAGATTGTTGGTTGGTGGGATCCAGTTGCTCAATCGTTTATGCCTCAAGTTGAGGGTGGTGAGTACATCACAAAGATTGATGTATTCTTCTCACAAGTGGATGATAATATTCCAGTTACATGTCAGATTCGTGAAATGAATACTGGTTATCCTACAACTAAAGTTCTGCCTTTTGCAAGTAAGACTTTGTTGCCTGAAGAGTGTGTGGTATCAAGTGATGCTACTGCTGCAACAACATTTACTTTTGACGAACCAGTGTATGTTAAGAATGGTGTAGAGGTTGCAATTGTTCTGCAAACAGATTCGCCAGATTACCTCGTGTGGATTTCACGAATGGGTGAAAAGGATGTTGGTGGTAAGAGGCTTGTATCTGAACAACCATACTTGGGTGTTCTATTTAAGTCACAGAACAACTCTACATGGACAGCATACGATATGGAAGATTTGAAATTCAAAATCTATCGTGCTAAATTTGATACAACAAAAACTGGTACAGTTAAATTTGTAAATGATGCCGTGGAAACTACTGATTTAGAAACTGATCCTATCAGATCATATAATGGTGTCACAAAGGTTAAGGTTCTACATAGAGACCATCACATGTATGATGACACAAAGAATAATGTCACTATTAGTGGTATAACTTCTGGTGTAACATCTACACTGAATGGTGCAATAACAAACTCTGCAACAACTTTAACTCTTGCATCCACATTAACTGGTGTAGGAACAAGTACTGCTGTTACTCTAAAACTATTCTCTACAGATGCAGAAGGTGATCCAGTAACAGAAGTTGTTACAGGAACAACTAATGGATCGGATGCTAAGATTGTTGAAAGTATCACTCGTGGAGTTGAAGGAACTGCAATCGCTTTTGCTACTGGTGTTAATGTTGAAAGGTATAGTATTAGTGGAATTCCTCTCACTGAGATAAACAAAACTCATACAAATATCAACGATGTTGAGATTGATAGTTACACTATTCCAATTACATCTACACCAAACGCTGATGGAAGTTTTGGTGGTAGTTCTGGTATTGTTTCTGAAAATGCTCAGATGGATCAGATGCAGGCATTGTTCTCTACTATCGAAAGTCCAGACACATCTCTAACCGCTAAGATAAGAACTACAAGTGGTACTTCACCAAGTGGTACAGAGACTTCTTTTGTTAAACAGTCGGTATCACAGTCAGAGACTATTCCTATCAATGACAACTATGTTTTTGATAAACCAAGACTTGTTGCATCTCAGATTAACGAGACAAATGAAATGAGTGGTGAGAAGTCAATGGAATTGACATTCACTATGCAATCTCAAAAGGATAATCTATCTCCAATCATTGACTTGGAGAAGAGATCAATCGTGACAGTTGCAAACAGATTGGACAATGTTGATTCTGCTGCTGCTGTATATCCAACAACAGAATATACTCCACCAACTGCTCCAGATGGTGACAGTAATGAGTGTGTGTATATTACTCGTAAGGCACAGTTAAAGAATCCAGCAAACTCAATCAAGTGTTACTTGGATGCTGCTAAGTTTCAAAGTTCTGAAATTCAAGTAATGTTCAAGATACTTCGTTCTGATGATGCGTCAGACTTTGATGAGATTGGTTGGCAATATTTCAACACAGATGGTTCGCCAGATGTTGCAGTTAATGATTCAATAAATCCAGATGATTTTATTGAAAGAGTATATACTGCTGATGATATTGGTGAATTTATTTCCTTCGCTATCAAGATTAGACTGCAAGGAACAAACTCAGCAGAAGTTCCACGCTGTAAAGACTTACGAGCAATTGCATTGGCGACATAACATGACAGAATATATCAAAGTAGAAGAACACCCTAAACTTGTAAGAGATACATATTCTCGTGCAATTATTAATACAGACGTATATGCATACGAAGCTGCAATTACAAGATCAAGAAATGCTAAACAGCAAAAAGATGATATGAGAGATGCAGTAAGGGATATAAATAACTTAAAGAGTGAGATGCATGAAATTAAGTCCTTGCTTCTAAAACTAGTGGATAAAGAATAATGGCAGATAGAAACGCACCTTCATCATTTACTTTAGAAGAGTGGAGAGTAGAGTTTAATGAACTGGCATCAGATGTTGGTGATGTTACCTCTCTTCCTTCTACTGTAAATGGACAGAACGTAACAGATGTTGTTGGGGCAGTTGTTCAACTTGAAAGCGCTCTATCTTCTGTAATGTTCCCTACGGTTATTGATTTTGATGACTCTTCGGGCGTAGCTTCTGAAAGAATTTTAATGGGTACACATGACGATCTCCAACTGTACCATGATGGAACAAAATCAGTAGTAAGTCACACAGGGACAGGTGAATTAGAACTTATTTCTAATACAACAACCTTGACATTTCCGAATGTTGGTGGTAAAATAGCTACTGAAGGTTTTGGAATTGCTCTTGCGATTGCACTTGGTTAAGACTTATAAATAATAGAGATTAAAGGAAAATAATAAATGGCTAATAACTTTAAGAATGCATTTGCAACGAGTGTCAGTACTAATGGCAGTTCACCTACAGATGTATATACAGCAAACAATGGTTCTGCCTGTAACTCCATTCTAATTGAACTTGATATCGCAAACACAGGTGTATCTGCTGTTCAGATTTCTGTTGTGATTAGAGATAGTAGTGGTAGTGCATCATTTCATCTAGTTAAAAACGCTCCAGTTCCAGTTGGATCTTCTTTGAAGGTTGTTTCTGGACAGAAGATTGTTTTGAACGGTAATGATAAAGTACAGGTTTATGCTACTGCAAATACTGTGGACGTTATTGCATCAGTTCTAGAAGACGTAGCATAAGAGGGGTAGATAATGTCTAACTACATCGGCACTCCATTTGTGAATCAAGTATCTCCCGCTTTCCAGCAGGAAGATTTTACTGATTCAAATTTTGGAAACGTAACAGTAGGTTCTACTACACACACAAACTCTACTACCTTGTCACAACAAGTGCCGGGCGGAAACGGAGAGAATTTACTCGTTGTAATTAACAACGTAATTCAACAAGCAACATCTGCATATACTATTCAACAGGATGCAAATGGTGAACCAAAGATTTTGAAACTTGCAGGAGCTCCTGCTTCTAGTTCTATAATCTATGTTGTTCATAGAGGTATTGGTGGATTCCAAATGAAACCACCTACAGGTTCAGTCGGTGCAGATGAACTTGCAGCAAACTTAAAGTCTTTTACCAATGATGTATTCACAGGTAATGGTTCAGCTACTGCATTCACTCTGTCAGAGACACCACCAAATGCAAACTCAGTTTTAGTATTTGTTGATGGTATCCTACAGAAGTCTTCATCAAACTATTCAATAAGTGGTACAACACTCACATTTACTTCTGCACCAGATGCTAGTGCAGAGATTGAGGCAAAACATTTTGGTATTCGTGGAGTAGTTCGTAGAAGTACAGACTATCAATATGATGCATTTACTGGAAACGGTTCTGCGACAACATTTAATTTAAGTACATCTGGTGCAACAACTAATAGTGCTTTTGTTTTTTATAACGGTATAGCACTTAAACCTTCCACAGACTATTCTATCAGTGGTGTTGTTTTAACAACAACATTCACACCAATTAACGCATCTGAAATCACAGTGAGGTATCAAATCTAATGCCAAGTAACTCAAAAAACCTAGCAGAACTCTTAAATACAGACACTACATTGGCTGCTGGAGATGTTGCATCTGGTTCTATTACAGCAGCTAAACTTGCTTCTAATGCAGTAACAACTGCAAAGATTGCTGCCGATGCAGTAACAGATGCAAAGGTAGATATCACAGCTGATGCAATATCTGATAAAGCAAATGTTTCTACAGGATATATACAAATACCAAAGGGAACAACT